AGGTTTTTCCTGGAGATTTTATTAAAATCTCTTTTTCCATTTTTTCTTCCTCATTTCTGTGATATGATTTTTTTTGTAGAAGCTCATATATGAGGAAAGAGCCCGTGTTGCAGCACGGGCTTTTTTAATGTTTTGCTGAAATCGGTTTTTTTAATAATTCTTGATGTATTCATACATATTGCCTTGCGTAAGAATATTTTTTCTTAAAATAGCATTGGCAGACAGCATAACAAGTGTATCTGAGCTTATTCTGAATAGAATAATACTCCATAAATTTTTCGAGATTAAACTGAGATTCATCAGTCAGTTCGTTCTCAATATAGATATTTAATAAAATTAGAATAGCTATTTTATCTGCTTCTGTTTCAAATTTTGAGTGAAAAGTTGTAGAAGTATCGTACAAAACTGAAAATTCAAAATGAGAGGCGCTGAAATGTGCAAGTTCATGAGATAAATGAAAGGCTTCTGCAGTTTCACCGTATAGATTTTCATTCAAAAAAATGATTCTGGGTTTTGGATAGTAGAAACCAGGCTCTTTCATNTCCATATAAACTACTTTCAAATTGTATTCGCTCAACATTTCTTTCAATTTCAAATACATACAAACCATCACTCCAACTATTCATTTTCCTCTAAAGCTTTAGCAATTGCAATCGCTTTACGCATTGTCTCCTTAGATATTTCTTTTCCATCAAAAGAAAAAACAGTATCGTCTTCTGATAAATCCACATGTTTAGGGGTTTCTCTTTCTTCTCTACCTAGAAGGTAGTCTACAGAGACATCGAAATAGTCAGCAATCCGACTTAATTCATCTGAATTAGGAGTATTATNTTTTCCACTTTGCTAGATAACCGTTAGAATATCCAAAATTAATTTCTAACTGCCGTATAGATATCTTTTTCCTCTTCGCCAAGTCTTTTATTATTTCATAGGTATTCATCGATAAAACAACCTTTCTAAATGTTTACAAAAAAAGTTTAGAAAAATANCGCAGAAATAATTTGACTAATTCTGAGTAATGAGCTATACTATATCTTGTAAACAGATTTAACAACTAAAAAGACAACAAAAAACACTATTGATATGTAAATGCAGACCGCCAAGAAAGCTTTAAAATCAATGTTTTTATGTCTTATTTAATTATGCTCTTAGTATAGAGTATTACTCAGATACTGTCAATTGAATTTAGAAAAAAGTTGTTAAATTTGTTTACGAATATAAAAGAAAGGAATGAGAAATATGAACACACCGCAAATTTTTAATTTCGAACAAAACGAAGTTCGGACAATTTTAGTAAATGATGAACCATATTTTGTAGGCAAAGACGTTGCGAGTGTTTTGGGTTATTCAAACACTAAAGATGCTTTGTCGCGGCATGTAGATTTGGAAGATAAGATGGGGTCGCGAATCACGACCTCAGGTCAATCGAGAGAGATGACGATTATCAACGAATCAGGTCTATACAGTTTAATACTTAAATCCAAGCTACCAAACGCAAAGAAGTTCAAACGTTGGGTAACGAGTGAAGTGTTGCCAGCAATTAGAAAACATGGAGGTTATCTAACTCCAGAAAAAGTAGAAGAAGCTTTGCTTAATCCAGATACAATCATTCAATTAGCAACTCAACTAAAAGAAGAAAGAACTGGAAGATTAATCGCAGAACAAAAGATTGCAGAGTACGAACCTAAAATCTCCTATTTAGATAGCATATTATCTTCTACAGATTCAGTAACAATTAGTCAGATTGCAGCAGATTATGGGATGTCTCCACAACAGATGAATAAATTACTTCATAAACTAGGTATTCAGAAAAAAGTCGGTAACCAATGGTTATTGTGCAAAAAACACATGAACCAAGGATACACAAAATCTCATACAACTGAGATCCCGAAAGCCGATGGTGGCACTAAAATTGTAATGAATACCAAATGGACACAGAAAGGGCGTCTATTTATCTACGAATTACTAAAAAAAGAAGGCTATTACCCTCAAATGGATTTAGAAGAAATTGGTTAGAAAGGAGTTTTAGTATGACTGATATTGCAGAAATCACTCAACGAGATAGAGAAAAAATCAAAGAATATGTCGAAAGTTCAAAGTTCTTAACTTACACCATGCTTGCTGAAAGATTTGGAATTAGCAAAAGCTACTTATCTTTAATTTTAAACGGTAAAAAGACTTCTGCAGAAGCAAATAGAATCATAGATTCGATTATTACTATGTACGAATTATAAATACAGGAGGAAACAACCAATGGAACAACTAGCTTTAGTTAACCTCTCGGCTCTCAAAGCTTCTTTGGCAGAATCTGAGATTGCAAATGAAGTGTGGGATACAAAGCAAGCTGCGGAATATTTGAAAACCACAACACGCACGCTAACTAAAGATGCCGAGTCCGGAAAAATTCCAGCGGCGAAAGTTGGCAGAGAATGGAGATTTAGTAGTATCGCTTTGTATCAGTATTTAAAAGGAGGTCAACATGGGAAAGTTTAATCGAACATTAGTATTCAGCGCACCGCTAATCATCTACGCTTTAGGACTTTGGGGAAGCAGGCAAGCATTAATCGGCACGATCGTTTACATGGTTTGGATTTTTATGGGGCTTGATGAAGCTGAGTACAAAACAAAAAAGCCAACCAGGGAGGCTGACTAAAGTGTGGTTCTGTTTATTAGGTGTTTATCTCGTGGCCGTTTTAGTAAATAACTACATGAGAAAACGCGGCGAATACTGGTATACATCCTATGCGGTTCTAGTATGTCTAATGCTTACAATTTTTCTAATGATTTATTCAAAATAGGTAATACTTTGTCAATCAAATAAGTTTCAAGAGATTTTTGTTCTGCATTAGTGTTGCCGTAACCAAAACGGCTTAAGAAAATTTTCATAACCTCTATATCTTCATTTTGAATATATGGCAGGACTGCATAACCTGATGCTTTTACAAAGGAAATAAACTATCTTTTTATATTTTACCACAGAAAGGAATGAACCGTAAATGCTAATTGCAACGGATACACTAGACCGCATCTTTTTAAAAGACGAATACAAACTGCGCAATATAGATGCGTCAGGAATTTTAGTATTTGATCTTTATGACAATGGAAAAATTGGTATCTATCAAGCAAGTGATATTGAAGAAACAAACCTTGCTTTCGAACAAATTGATGATTCTGTGGAATTGGATTTAGATGAGGCAATCCTAGCTTTTGAACAAATTGCAAAATTATTAAAGGAGGCACAAAAGAATGGCAACTCTTTACCAACTCAGCGAGTCATATATCAAAGTCCTGGAACTGGCAGAACAATTGGATGAAGAAATTCTTCGCGATACTCTCGATTCGATTAATGAAGCGATCGAGTATAAGGCAGAAAACTTAGCAAAAATAGTTAAAGAAGTAGAAGGGAAAGCTGAGTTAATCGATAGTGAAATTAAACGTCTACAGGAACGTAAGACATCGCTTTTGAACAATGCTAAGAGTATCAAACACTATTTACAAGAGGAAATGGAAAAGACTGGTAAAACGAAGATTAAAGGTGAATTATTCAACATTGGAATTCAAAATAATCCAGTATCAGTCAATGTAATCAATGAGAACTTAATTCCAAAAGGATTCTTTACCCCTGTGCCTCCCAAATTGGATAAAAAGCAATTGAAGGAGGAACTGAAGCACGGAGATATTCCTGGTGCTGAACTCGTCCAAACAAAAGGTTTGAGGATAAGATAGGAGGCAATATTCGTGGAAATTAAAAGCGCAACAGATATTCTTCGTGATAAAGACTGGAGAATAATGATTTATGCAAAACCAGGTACAGGTAAGACGTCACTTGTTCAATTTTTAAAAGGAAAGACTTTAGTGTTGGATATGGATGATTCTTCAAAAGTATTAGCAGGTTTGCCTAATGTGGATGTAATCTCGTTTGATCGTGTTAAACCACATGAATTCATTACTGAATTTATTAAAGAGGTTCCTGAACTAGTTGAAAATTATGACAATCTTGTTATCGATAATATTTCAAGTTTTGAAAAAGACTGGTTTGTAGAACGTGGAAGATCTTCTAAAAATGGAATTAGTAATGAAATTCAAGATTACTCACAATGGACGAACTATTTTGCTCGAATTATGACTACCATTTATCTATTAAAAGACATCAATATTTTAGTAACTGCATGGGAAAATCAGCGTGAAATAACTACTGAACGCGGACAAGTATTTAATCAGTATGCACCACAAATCAGAGATAGTGTCAGAGATAATCTTATGGGTCTGACTGATATCGTTGGGCGAATGATTATCAATCCAGATACTGGCAATCGAGGGATTATCTTAGAAGGTAATGATGCTGTTTATGCTAAGAACAGACTAGATGAACGAAAAGCTACACCTGCAGAAGAATTGTTCTTCATAGGCGGTGAACCGAATGTATCAACTCCGACCGTATCAGATTAAGCTAGTTCAAGAAGCCAGAAAACATCTATCTCAAGGGAAAAAGGGAGTATTGATCCAATCGCCACCAGGAAGTGGCAAATCAGTTGTAATTGCAGAAATTGTTCGATTAGCAACAATAAAAGGCGGCATAGTACTATTTCTTGCCCACAGGAGAGAGTTACTGGATAACATTCGAGAAACACTTGAACAAAATGATGTAGATTTATCAAAAGTCATAATATTGTCAGCTGTAATGGCTAAGAACAGGTTAAATAAATTGCCAAAGCTGTCTCTGATAATTACGGATGAAGGACATCATGGTAAAGCGAAAACTTATATGGATATTTATAACCATTTTAAAGAAATTCCTAGATTAGGTTTTACTGCTACACCATACAGACTCAGCGGAGAAGGATTTACAGATATATACGAAGAAATGGTAGAAGGACCATCCATACAGTGGTTGATTGATCAGCACAATCTAGCACCTTATCGTTGGTACTCTATTCCTTTGATTGATCGTTCTAAAGTAGATTTTAAAAATATGTCACGTGAAGCTGAAAGCTCTGCGCGATTATTCGAGTCAGATGCCACAATTCAAGGCGACATTGTTGAAAATTATAAAAAATATGCGGATGGTCAACAAGCAATTGTTTATGCTCCAACGATTCAGGTAAGCAAGATGATTGTTAAATGGTTTAACGACAATGGAATATATGCGGTTCATGCAGATGGAAAAACACCTACCAAAGAACGTGATGATATTATGGCAAATTTCAAATCGAAAAAAATCACTATATTATCAAATGTCGATTTAATCAGCGAAGGATTTAATGTACCAGATGTTGGAGTGATTATACTTTGCAGGCCTACGCAATCAATCGTCTTACATTTACAACAGTCTATGCGAGGCATGAGATATCGAGAAAATAAGACTTCGATTGTGTTAGATCATGTTGGGAACGGAGCTAACTTAGGTTTACCTACTGATGAATTTGAATGGTCGTTAAGCGCGAGGAAAAAGAAGAGTAATGGAAGTAGCAGCGAAGCGCCTAGAATGACTTGCTCAACATGTGGACAGCAGTTTCTTCTGAAGAGCTTATTAAAGATAGAAAATAAACCACATTGCCCGTTCTGCTTACAAGAAATAGTAATTAAAGAAAAAGAAAATTCCATTACTTTTGATGAAGCGGTTCAAATGGTGGAATTGAATGCAGAAAATGCCAAGCTAGCGCGACTTTCAAGAAAGAAATTTTCAAAAAAACAATCTTTAGAATTAAATTATGCGATTGCAAAAGCAAAGGTAAGTTTTGAAGGTAAAGGAAATCCGCTTTTTAAAATGTTTGGCTCACTCACTGCTTATCAAGGACAACATTACTCCATCGATCAATTAGAAGAATTATCGTTGATCAAAGATGTATCAATGGAATCAATTTTAAGAGCTTATAAATGGGCTTTGGAAAAACTCAATTCAAAACAAGAAGAACCCGAATGGGTAAAAAATACATTTTATTAAGGAAGAGGTAATTAATTATGACAGCATTTAAAGTAGATTACAATGAAGCACAAGATTTTGGAGCAGTACCAGACGGAGATTATGAGGTAGTTATTTTCAACGTTACGGAAGGTGCCTCAAATGGCGGCACAGAGTTCATTAATTTTGATATGGTCATCAGAAATGATATTAAACAGCCACGACAAAACAGTCATCTTTTCCATAGAGTTTGGAAAAGTAAAGAAACTGGCAAATATAATCGTGGAATGATCATGTCACTAGCGAAATCATTTGGCCTTCCTGATGGAAAGGAATATCAATCATTCGAAAATTTTCTTGAAGATTTTGCTATGAGACCAGCGAAAGTAAAAGTAAAGAACGAACAATCGGAGTACAACGGGAAAACGTATGACAATACAAATATTAAAAAATTTGAAACCACTAAGTTTCCAGAACTCCAACATCAATGGAAGAAAAGCAACGCTGAAAAATCTGTAAATTCCTCACCAGCATTTGATATTTCAGATGATGACCTTCCATTCTAATGAATAATTACGAGCGTATTCCCTTAGAGTTGCGTGAGTTAAATCAGTGGGGGATTTATAAACGCTCATGGAACGAACAACGAGGGAAATGGAGTAAGAAACCTTATGATCCATTTACTGGAGAATTAGGCAGCAGTACAAATGAGAGCAAGTGGTCTGATTTCAAGACCGCTCTCTCAGCTGTTTCAACTTTTAATGCAGATGGCCTAGCTTTTTATTTTAAACCACCTTATATAGGTATTGATTTAGATGATATAGGTGATGATTTAGAAAGGTATCTTCAAGGCGATGTAGAAAATAACTTAGTTTACGTTTTTATGAATTCTACAAAAACATATTCAGAAATATCAATGAGTGGCAAGGGAATCCATATTATAGGTAAAGCAGCAATCCCTGGAGAAAGACGTAGAAAAGGGAATGTCGAAATGTATACCGAAGGTAGGTTCTTTGCTATTACAGGTAACTTCTTTGGTAATAATGAAGAAATTAATGAGATACCTGAAATACAAATGAATTTCTTATACAAGCGATATTTAGAAAATGAAACAGTAATAAAACAAGATTTTTCTAAAAGTAATTGGTCAGACGGAAATGACTTATCTGTCAACGAGATCATACAAACAGCGGTGAATTCTTCCACAGGTAATCGTTTTAGATTATTCATGGATGGAGGATGGGAAAAAATATATGATAGCCAATCTGAAGCAGATTTAGCATTTGCAAATGATTTAGCTTTTTGGACTGCTGGAGATTTTCAAAAGATGGATGAAATATTCCGAATGTCTTCGTTGTTTCGAGATAAATATGATCAGAAACGCGGAAAGACAACCTATGGAATAGGGCTTTTAAATAAAGCCATATCTGAGAATACCAATCATTATACTGGCAAAAAAACAGCTGATGATTATTTTCTTTCCATCCCAGGTATCACTGTGGACGAAACTAAACCGACTAAGTTTTATAGTTATGATGATACAGGAAATGCAGAAAGATATCTTGATTTGTTTGGATCATTTACAAAATACAGTTACGTAAATAAATGCTGGTATTTTTATAACGGTAAAAACTGGGAACAAGACAATATCGGTGCCGTTCGAAAATGGGTAGATCAGACTATCGAGATATTCAAAAACGAACCTGTTTCGATACCTAAAGATGCGACTGAAGATGAAGAAAAAGCCTATATTGAAGCAAAAGAGAAACATTTAAGAAGGTCTAGAAACAATGCTGGAAAAGAAGCCATGACACGTGAGTTGAAACACCAAGTAGCGATACTTCCTGATGAATTTAATAGTGATGATATGCTGTTCAACGCTCAAAACGGTTATCTAGATCTTTCTAATGGCATTTTATACGAACACGATATTTCTAAAATGTTCACTCGAATTTCTAACGCTGAGTATACGGATAAAAGTGATTGTCCACGTTGGAAGCTGTTTTTAGAACAGATATTTGACAATAACACTGAATTGATTCGCTATATTCAAAAAGCTGTTGGGTATTCTATGAGTGCATCAATAAGAGAACAAGTCATGTTCATCCTTTTCGGTAATGGAAGAAATGGTAAATCTGTTTTCTTAGATATCGTTTCTGAAATAATGGGAAGTTATGCCATGGGAATGCAAGCATCAAGCTTGATGGTTAAACAAGGTGGTAGCAGCGGTCATAACGAAGATATTGCACGATTAAATGGCGCACGTCTAGTAACGTCCTCGGAGCCAAATGAAGGCGTAAGAATGGATGAAGGTTTAATCAAACAACTAACTGGTGGGGATAAAGTGTCAGCATCCTATAAAGGAGGCCACATGTTTGACTATAAACCTAAATATAAGATTTGGCTTGCAACTAATCATAAGCCGATCATCAGAGGAAATGATGATGGTATTTGGCGAAGATTACCATTAATTCCTTTCACTGTACAAATTCCGTTAGATAAAGTGGATAAGAATTTGAGAGAAAAATTGATGCGCGAATTGCCAGGAATATTCAATTGGGCAGTAGAAGGATGTTTGATGTGGCAAAGAGAAGGGTTGAATCCACCGGCCGATATTCAGAAAGCTACAATGGAATATCGAAAAGAAATGGATATTATAGGTGCTTTTATAGATGAATGTTGCGAAACAGGACCTGGTTATTCAATCGGGGCAACGGATCTATTTAAAGCATACGATAAATGGGCAAGAGATATGAATGAACATCCATTCAGTCAGACCCAGTTTGGTAAGAAAGCTGCGGACAGGTTTGAGAAATCAAAATCAAAAGGAAAAGTTGTTTATCGGGGAATTGATTTAAAAAAAGAGTTTAGAGAATTTAACGTATTAGTTCCTGGGTTGTGAAACAAAAAAGTTTCACAAATGCGTGTAGGTAGACAGTTGGGTAGATAGTAAGTAGATAGTTTTTTACAAACTGTCTACCCGATAAAACCTTTGGGGCTGTAAGGCTCATTACTGTTAGGTAGATAGTAGGGATAGTTTATATATATAGTAAATAAAATAATAAAAATAAGGAAATATATAAAAATACAGAAGCAACCTAGAAATAACTGTCTACTGTCTACCCGAACTGGTTAATACTTAGAGCCACAAGGGATAGAGCGATTATAAACTGTCTACCCATGTATATATACTATCTACCCGAGCAGGAGGCGCTTATGACAGCAGAAATTGAAATACAAAATGCCATTCGAAGAGAATTACCAAAATATGGTCATTTTGTTTATAGAGGCAATGTGGGCAAAGTGAAGACGATTGATGGCAGATGGTTCGATACTGGATTGCCCAAAGGATGGCCAGATTTATTTGGATGGACTAAAGAGGGAAAATTTTTCGCCATTGAAGTGAAGAACGAAAAAGGAAAGTTGAGACCAGACCAAGTGAAGTTTGGTGATTTTTTGCAAAAGCAACCAGTCCTATATGGTGTTGCACGATCAGTGGAAGAAGCATTGAAAATTGTGGAGGAATCATCATGACAACAGAAGAAGTGATTCAAATGCGAATTCGAAGCATTCAACGTGAAATTGACGATCTGGAACGAACAAAGGCAGTGATGGTTAATGAAACGTCGAGAAAGGCAATCGATTTACACATTGAGAATTTAAGAAGGGAAATTCGTAGATTGGAGGAATGAGCGTGGATAAGAAAGCAGCAATGAAACGAATCATTGAACTGACACATTCTGAGAATTGGCAAGAAGACAAAGAAATAGTTGCAGAAGTCCAAAAGCTTGGCAAATCAATGTGGACTGAAAAGCCCAAACGGAGAACGCCGAGAAAAATTGCAATCTGGCATGGTGACCGAATTCTAGTAACAGGTACTGCTGAACAGTTATCTGAAATTACTGGATTAAGCAAAAACATTATCTGGGATAGAGCTAGGAGCTTATGGATTGATTCAAAAGGACGACAGTTTAGGTATGTGGAGGAGAGATAATGGATCTCATTACACAATACAGTGACATCATCCTCAAGAAAATCATGATGAAGATTCAGAAAGATAAAAAATCAAAAGAACGAGCTGAATTAGTTAAGTTAGAAATGGCTGAAACAGGAGCAGGAGTGCGAAGTAGCAGGCATTGGAAAGCAGCAGCAAACATTGAATTTTATTACAACGAAATTCAAAAAGGGTTCGATCAGATGCGTGAGCTGGATCGGCAAACAAATTGGAGCAAGAAACTTCATCAAGATCGTTTCAAATTTGTAGAGAAGTATAAAGAAATATTAGAAGAGTATTTGAGGAGGACAGCAAATGATAAAAAAACTCGTTCAATTCAGCATGGATTTATATGATATCGAATCAGGAGCAACACTATCTGTGGAATCGGACCATCTAATCATAAATTTTGGTGGAAAGCGCCAGATTATTTTGTGGGTAGTTGATGATGTACTGTTTCCAGAAATTGTTCATGATTTCGAAGAATCAAAAGCGGTTGAGTTTGAAATAGTGAAAAAAGTAATGGAATTGATTGAAAAATACGAGGAGGACAGCGAATGATACCGAAGTTTAGAGCGTGGGATAAACGAAAGAACGTAATGAGAGATGTAGCCGTCTTGCATTTTACTAAAAACGGCAAAACAAACTTTATTGAATATTGGATAAATCCTACCGAATTGAAATCATATCACGTGCGAAACATCGACCTCATGCAATCCACAGGAATGAAAGATAAGAATGGTGTGGATATATTTGAAGGGGATATAGTATTAGTCAGCGTGCGAAATGGCTTCGATTACTTAGATAATAAAGTCTGTATTGTCAAAAATTCAATAGATTATTCCGGATTAGTTTGTGCCACTGTTGATGAAGACTTAGAGTATCAAATTTTTAACACAGAGCTGTTTGAAGAATACACGTACGAAGTCACCGGAAATATATACGAGAATAGCGAGTTATTGGAGGAACAGCGATGAATAAACAGGAAGCAATCAAAAAGTTAGAAAGTATTAAAGCGATAGGAAATGATGCAATAGCTGCTTGCTATAACGAGAGTATAAATTCAGGTATTACGTTAATGAAAAAAATAGACGAACCGCAGAAACCAGTTATTCCACAACTCGTGGCCGGTTGGCTTGAGAAATCTACGGACCCTTTTACAAAAGCTGAAAAAATAGCGTATTTAATCAAATCTAAAGATGGTGATTCATATTATTTCTGTGATTGGTTTGTACGAGATGGCATAGTGACGCAAGAGCAAGGAGAAGAATTACTCGCTTGGGCAACAAGACAATCATATGAAACACTATTGAGCCTATACAACGGCTACGAGGTTGAGAAAGAGCCGTTATGGGCAATAAAGAATGCCGATGGAAACTATCTTACTAAATGTGCTTTATGGGGAAAAGATGGAGTAAATTATAGTTTTGAATGCAATCCATCTCATCGATTGCTTTTCACTGATAAAGCAACAGCGGATGCTGCAGCATTGTTGGTGAATGGAACAGTGGAAGAGGTGGTAGAAGGATGAAATATAGAAAGAAACCAGTAATCATTGAAGCGGTGCAATTTAATCGATCAAAAGCGGAAAGGGATGTTGCAAAGTACTATCCGATGGTTACAGATATGGCTAGATTAACTACAGCGAAAGGAACCGAAGAAAGTGAAGGCAGATTTTTCATTTCTACTTTAGAAGGGAATATGACTGTTAAAGATGGAGACTATATTATTCAAGGTGTGGAAGGCGAATTTTATCCATGTAAGCCAGATATTTTTGAAAAAACATATGAGGCGGTGAAAGGATGAGCAGACCTCTAATGCTCCATATACCAGACGGAACAAAGGCAATTGCAATTAGTATTGTTGCTGAACGAAAAGATGGCGGTTTGGCGTTGACCACAAAAGGTATTGATACCAAACAGATTTTAGAAGGCAGAGATGTCGAGATAGAGATCGATGAGGAGGAAGCGGAATGAATGTTCAAGTTTATTTAAAAAGAGATTTGGCCAGGTTTCCTCGAAGCTGGGATGAATATTCCTGCTCATTCGAGGCAGAAGAAGAGAGCTATCTAATGTCTGCTAACATGATAGAAATTACAAGAGATGATGCGGATGAGTTTGATAAAAAAAGATCATGGTACTCGGTTTCGAATCCAATGTATACGGCTGTAATAGAAGATTATCATATATCCGACAGATTTATTCTGGTTGATCTAGAAAGACCTAAGAAACGAATTAAACAGTATAGACGTTGCGGGTTTTCAACAAAGAAATGGTGAAAACAAAACAGAGGTGAAGAAAAATGAACAACAGACATCGCAGAATAACAAAACTAAGAAAACAGGAACTGAATGTACTAAAGACAAAGTTTGAAAAAGAATATGGAATTTCAGCAGAAAAAACATATAAAGCGGCAAGTCAGTTTGTTGCTGATGTAAGTGATGCTATTCGTAAGTTTGGAATTTCGATATTAAGTGATGATCGTAAATTGGAGGAAAAAGAATGAAACTAAAAGACGGATTTTACGCTAGTAGTCATGGTATCGGCGGTTTAATGCTAGATATGCCGACAAAGAACCCTAAAACACGTAAGAAACCAAAAGTCAAAGTCGGTGACATGGTTCGCTGTGAAGCTGAAGAGTTCATCTATCCGTTTCGTGGATATGTAGAGCATCTCTATAATCACTCAGCGATCATTCGTATTGAAAACACGATGGAATGCGATAAATGGACAGCTAAAAGCAAAGAGAATTTAGCAGTGGCTCGATTGGTGGATATTGAACTCATTGAAGGCAAATAAAAAAGACCCGTCAAGAGTCTTCTTTGCGAATAATATCAATACCGTGTTTTTCAAGTTGCTCAGTAGAGTTCTTAACAATTCTCATATTAAATTCCATTTCAAGGCAACGAATAAATTCTTCTCTGTATTCACGAGCAACGTTGGATGCTATTTTCAGGAAATCGTTTGGATCTTCTGTCAGCTCAATTTCGACTGGAGGATACTCCAAATCATTCAAAACGTATTCGGCTGCATTTTTCATAGCAGTGCGTGAATCAATAGTAACTTTCATAGTATCGCCTCCCAAAGCGATTATAGCATGGAAGTCTAATAAATAAAAAAGCCGGATCGCTCCGACTGATTCAATAAATCCAACACATTTATTATATCACATAAAGGAGCGGTTTGACTTGATGCAATTGTTACGAGAGGTAGATTTCAAACAGACAAGATGTAATGCGAGAGATGTGCTGAAGAACTTTCGGCGTTTGGAGCGGATGGCAGGTCGCTCTTTGATAGATATTAAGTCGCCGATTATTACGGATATGCCGAAGGCACCGAAGCACGGCAATAAGGCAGAGGACGCGATCATTCAGATGATGGATATAGAAGCGGAGAGAGACGCGATTTTAGCGGCTTTGATGGCTCTCAGTCTGATTAGCCGTCAGATACTCTACTACAGCTTCTGTGACGTAAACAAGCACTCTAATTATGAGATAGGGCAATTGATACGAGGATACGGAGAAAAGAATGTAGAGAAGCTGAAATCCATCGCATTGATCGAATTTGCAGAAGCATACAAAAAAGGTGTGTTAGTTCAGTATCGTTGATTTTGTAGGGTTTTTGTAGGGATAGTGTAGGGTTTTTGAGCGTTTTAACGTGATATTATGATAGTGTCGAAAGATTAGTGATAGGTCTGAGACAAAATAATAATAAAAGGAACATCGTTTTATTATTGTTTCACAATTAAGCTTCGATAGACAGCAACGGAAATATTAAGAATAAGGATGTGAATTTTAACTCCTTCTAAATTGTTCTTATTATCTATCATCCGTTGCTGTTTATTGTTACATACAGATCGCTTAGGCGGTCTTTTTATTTTGGCCGAAAACCTACATTTTCGATGGCCGATTATTGGAGGAGGAATAGCATGTTCAAACTATCTGAAATCATTAAGAAGTCCGACGTTGAGAAATTAGAGATGTTAAAAAAGAAGTTGAAGAAATAGCAGTCTCTTCGTGAGGCTGTTTTATTTTGCTCACAAAAATAGACCACTATCGGGTAATAGTGGTCAGGAATTAAATGAAAAAGATGTTAGGGTTGTTAGCTAAGTATAACATCATAACGCTTACAAAACAATGCAAGAAGGATAAATTATTATGAGAACTTACTGGTATGTGTCATTAAACAATAAATATCCGAAGCCAATGAAAGGACAGCATAGGCGTGTAGTCATGTCTGTTCAAATGAAGGCGAAGTATTCGATTGTAGAAATGATCAGAGAGGCAACGCCAGTAGAGATTGATTATTGCAAGCTAGTCTATTGTGGGTGCGGCCGTTGGAAAGAGGATCATGTGCAAAAAAATAGAGCAACGAGTCCTGATTCTCGTCAAGATGTATCGATTAGTATCAAGACGCCAGTATTTAATTCTGTTAAATCAGAAAAGCTAGAAAGTATCTCAACTGCTTTGGTAGAAAAAGCAGCTGAAATGAACTCCCTAGCAAATGAAGTTAGTCGTCTTATTTAGTCATATCGATAACTTGAGAGTCTTTGGTGATTCCGTTTTTTATAGAATTAATGGTTTGTTCAGCGGAATATTTAGTCAAGTATGTTTCGCTAGTTGCTACTACTTCATTGTTATTGGACTTAATAACGAAGTAATATTGGCCATTAGTTGCTTCTCTTATAACAAAGTACAAATTTTTCACCACCTATAATTTATTTCAGCGGACCACTCGCTGATAATTAAAATTATAAGCTATGTATAAAATTTCACAATATCAATTTGTCGCTGTGGCGGAAAGGGTAGACGCTAAGCATGTGTGCTAGGTCAATGCTTCGGCAACCATGCAAGGTTCGATTCCTTGCCAGCGACATTAAATGCCTATGACGGTTACGACTACCGAAAAAAGATCGTTAAGAAGCTATACGGTGCTACGTACGGCAATGTAGTAAGTGTGCTATCTGTACACCACCAAGCTTCGGTCACTGTGGCGGAAGTAGAAGACGCAGCGGTAAATGGCGAGTAGCCTCGTGAGAGCCTGGTAAGTTCTCGTGAGTGGTGCAATCCCACTCCAGCGACTTTAAGCAACCGAGGCATCGGCGGTTTAAAAATATAGGGGTGCGCAATTTCGTACGCGTTTTGTGCATCGTGCAAGTTACTATTACATATTAGATCACTCTTTGAGTGGTCTTTTTATTTTTGCACAAAGGAGGAAACAACAATGTATAGACCACAATACTTAGAACAGAAGTATGAAGTAATCACTGTTCATAAAGGTAATGGCGAAAAAGTATATGAGTATAGAAGACCAATAAAGAGCGATACATATAAACGGAAGGAAAGCAATGAAGTTATTCCATTGTATGGCAAAAGAATAGCTAAGTATTAAATAAGATTGCGAAAGGAGATGGGACATGACCGAGGAATTCTATAGATGGTTATTACAGTTGATAAGAGAAGATCGTTTGGTTAAGTTCTATCAGTCTCCTAAATGGCGCAGGCTTAGAGAGAAAGCGATGAAACGAGATCACTATGAATGCCAAGAGTGTAGAAGACTAGGTAAGTATCATAGAGTAGAGAACGTTCATCATATAAAGGAAGTCAAGGATAGACCTGACTTAGCTTTAGATTTAGATAATCTTATTTGTTTATGTGTTGAACATCATAATGAAGTTCATGGCAGATATCTTACAGCGTTAGATAAACAAGAGAAGAAGATAGAAAGCTTCGCTAACTTCGATGCAAGTGAAAGGTGGTAAGTGCATGATCATCAATGACAATGGCAGAGAGTATGATACAGAAAAGATTGAAGAGTATTCATCTTATACTCAGGGATTAATTAAACGTTTGATATACGTTCGCTATGTAGGTATTAGGGATCTGTTATCAGATAACTGTTGTAGTAAATACAAAGTGAATCAAGTAAGAGAAGCGTTGAATAAAGATAATAACGTCGAAAGAATAAAAAATGTTTTTGGATATAGTATTGAAGAGATTAATTATTACATTGACTTCGCTGAAGCTTTCATTCCGATGGTGAGATAACCCCCCCTTAAAATAAATCGCAAATTTTTTGGGGGTGATGAAACGGAGGGGGCTGTCAGGAAAAGAGATTTTTTCGAACTTTATCATGAAAGGAGGGCTAAAATGTTTAAAAACGAATTGTCTCAAAATCGCTACAGAGAAAAATTACGCCGCTCTTTAATAAGCCAATTGGAAAGTCAGAAAACAAATATTGAGCCATTCTTAGATAATGTTGATCGTTATATCAGTTTATGGGAAACGGCGATATCACTGGAAGAAGATATATCCGAGAACGGCATTAGACTGGAGAATGGTAAAAAGAATGAATCAGTAGCGTTGCTTGTTTCTGTCAACAAACAAATGGGATTGATGTTGGATAAACTTGCCATTACTCCTGAATTGGTAGGTGAAGCAAATGAATCAATTCCTGAGTTATAAGCATATTGAAAATTGGTTCAAAGCTATAGAAGAAGGCACTATCAAGGTATGCAAAGAGCAATTATTGCTAAAAAATTATCTAGAAGAAAGAGTCTTTACTAGAGAAGATATTTACTTCGATAAGCAGATGGTAGAGGATTCAATCAATATACCAGCACAATACTTTCCATTCGAATTAATTCCGTGGGAAAAATTTCTACAATGTTTTATTTATGGTGTTCGATGGAAAAAAGATAAAACACTAGTGTTCAATAGATATCTTTCATTAATGGGACGTGGTAATGGTAAAACTGGTTTTGCTTCTTGGAACAACTTCTTTCTACTAACCGCTAAACACGGTATTAAAAATTATGATATTGATATCTATGCCAATAATGAAAGCCAAGCAAAGACTAGTTTTGATGATGTATTTAAAGTAATTAAAGATCATCCTGATTTAGATAAAAAAGTATTTAAAGCTACGAAGGAAGTTATTCAAAATATCGCTACAAACAGCAAACTTCGTTATAACACGGCAAATGCTAGAACAAAAGATGGGAAGCGACCAGGTGCAAACCGCTTTGATGAAATTCACGAAAATGAAGATTATTCAATGATAAATGTGGCTACTTCTGGTGGTGGTAAAATTCGAGATTATAGAGAATTTTATGATACAACTAATGGTCATGTTCGTGGTGGTCCGCTTGATGACATTATAGAAGAATCAAAAATGATTCTTTCTGGAGAACTTGGAATTGACAAGGATGGAGCAGAATTTTCTAGTTTGTTTCCATTTATTTGTCGCTTGGATAACGATAATGAAGTTGATGATCCCGACATGTGGGAAAAAGCTTGTCCAACTATTAATTACAATGCAGATTTAAAACGGAAAATGTTTCAAGAATACTCTCAAATGCAACGTAATGCTGGTTTAAGACTTACGTTCATGACCAAACGAATGAACAGACCTATGGAAGATACACGATTTGCTGTTGCTTCATATGATGATGTTCTGCATACGAAAGAAAAAGAATTTCCTGAAAAAATGGATGAAGTGATAGGAACAGTCGATTTTGCTGATAGACGAGATTTTGCCAGCGTTGGGTTGCTAGGAAAATACGATAAAGATGTTTATTTTACACAACATACTTTTATCCACGAATCAGCCCTTCGATTACAAAACATCAAACGAGAGGTTATAGATATTTCTATAGATCAAGGAAAATCACAGATCGTTCATGGAAAAAATATAGAAGCTGATTATATTGTAGGTTGGTTTCTTGAAATGAGTAATAAATATTATATTAAAAAAATCGCTATGGATATGTACCGTGCAAAAATATTGAAGCCCGCTTTAGAAGAAGCAGGTTTTACTGTGGAAATTGTTCGAAGCGGATCTGTTACACATGGTATGTTAAAAGATCTGGTTGATGACCTTTTTATTAATCAACGTTTATTTTTTGGTGACGATGCGATTATGCGTTGGTATTGCATGAATGTATATGAAGAGCATATTTCTAATGGAAATATACGCTATGAAAAAATAGAACCTGAAACTAGAAAAACGGATGGCTTTTTTTCATTCCTTCATGGTTTGAATTTTTTAGATGATATTTATGATTCTGCTCCTGTAACAGTCACAAATAGCTCAGTAGAAAATACAGGAACTGGATTTACTCCTCTAGTATTCTAACTTGAAAGGAGGTGAGAAAGTGGGGATTTTTCAAAAGGCGGTAGGATACTTCACAAAAAAAGCAACGGTTCCTTTAGAAGAATACTTTTGTAAATTGCAAGTTGATTTTGTGTATCGAAAATTTGCGATTGAAACTTGTATTGATTTGATTGCAAATGCGATGAGTAAAGCGGAATTCAAGTCATATGAAGATGGAAAAAATAAAAAGAATGATCTTTACTATAGGCTGAATGTAGCTCCTAATAAGAAAAATAATGCAACAGAATTTAGAAAAAAACTGATCAGGAGATTAATATTCTACAATGAAGTATTGATCGTTTCTCCGTCTAATAATTCTAGCGAAATATTTATTGCGGATAGTTGGGATGTCACAGAATATGCATTGAAAGATGATGTGTTTTCTCAAGTGCAAATTAACAACATAGTCCTTGATAGAGAATTTCTAGAAAGTGATGTTATCTATATAAAATACGCAGATCAACAAATTAGGCAACTAGTCGATGCGTATTATCAAGCGTATGGGAAACTCATTTCTAGTGCCATGAATGTTTACAAGCGCTCTAACGCTCGTAGATACGTACTGAAAGGGAATTTATTCCGACCGCAAGACAATACAACACAAGATCAAATCAATAAAATGATGACATCACAATTTAAGGCTTTTATGGAAGCTGATAATGCAGGTGCGGTATTTCAATTACAAAATGAGTACACATTAGAAGATTTCAGCGGAAACTTCCAAAGCAATTCAAGAGATATAAAAAACTTAATAGACGACATCTTTGAGATGACAGCAGCAGCGTTTCACGTTCCGAAAAACCTACTAAAGGGAGACATGAGTGGGTTATCGGATCAAGTGGACGCTTTTTTAATGTTCGAAATCATACCGATTGCTGAACTTATTCAGGATGCGTTTAACGCTAGTCTCTATGAAGTAGAAGAATACTTGTCAGGGAATTTTGTACGTGTGGATACAACTATGATCAAGATTACTAGCTTCAAAGATTTGGTTGACGCTATTGATGTAGGCATTAGAAATGGAGTATTTACAATCAACGAAGGAAGAGAGCGCGTTGGAAATGATCGCTCTGATAAGGCGATGGCAGATGAAATATTTATAACTAAAAACAATCAACAAGTATCGAAAGGAGGTGAGGCGAATGACGACAATGAAAACATTTCTAGCAGTAAAGAATGAAGGCGCAGTACCGCAAATTTTTATTCAGGGATTTATTGGTTCTAGTTGGTTCTTTGAAGGGAATACTGACAAGGGAATCAAAAATATTTTGGATAGTCTAGGTGATCAAGAAGAAATTGAAGTAGTAATTAATTCAAACGGTGGAGACGTATTTCAAGGGATTGCTATTGGGAACTTACTTAAGTCAAATAAAGCAAAAGTTAACGTTGTGATTAACGGCTTAGCCGCTAGTGCTGCTTCAATTATCGCAATGGCTGGCGATACTATAAAAATCTACAACAATGCACAATTGATGATTCACCGCGCTTCCACATACGGAGAAGGAAATGTCGATGACTTCCGTACGATTGCTGACCAACTGGAATCAATTGATAAATCGGTAAAGGCTTCATATAAAACACGATTCAATGGCACAGATGAAGCATTGCAAGAACTTCTTGAAAAAGAATCGTTTATGGATGCAGAAACAGCTTTGAGTTATGGATTGGTCGATGAAATTATCGATGCAGAAAATAGCTCAGGTACTGAAGCTAAAAAAGAACAAAGCGTTGAAGAAATTTTGAATGACGTTAAAGAAAAAAGAGCAGAAAAAATTGCTGCATTTACAGCAGCATTAAATAAAACATTTGGACAAGGAGATGTAAAATAATGACAGTTAAAAATTTAAAAGGTGTAACAGCTGCAAGCGACCAATTGATGAAAGCTTTTAAAGATGGTAACGAAGAATCTTTTAGCGCAGCTATGGTAAGCTTATCTAAGGAAATTCAGGATAAAATTTTAGAAGAAGCAACAGCAAAAAATCAAGATCAATTAGTATTAATGAACCGTGGTCAGCGTGTATTAACTACACAAGAAACAAAATTCTATAACGAAGTAGTGAAAAACGAAGGTTTTGCAGGGGTCGAAGAATTAGTGCCAGCTACTGTATTTGAACGTGTATTTGAAGATTTAGAACAATCTCATCCACTATTGCAAAAAATTACTTTTGTTAACACAACTGGTGTAACAGAATGGATTGTGTCACGTGGAGTCAATCCAGCATGGTGGGGTAAACTTTGCGAAGCTGTTAAAAAAGTTTTAGATAATGGCTTTGATGTAATTAACATGAAGCAGTTCAAGCTATCAGGTTATATTCCTGTATGTAAGGCAATGCTTGATTTAGGTCCAGTATGGTTAGATCGTTATGTCCGTACTGTTTTAGTAGAATCATTGAGAATTGCATTAGAACAAGCAATTGTTGATGGTACTGGTAAAGATATGCCAGTCGGAATGATGCGTGACATGAGCAAACAAACTAGCGGAGAATATGCTGAAAAAAAAGCAGAACCTATTACAGCTTTAGATGCTGTAACTATGGGCGGTTTGATGGCGCGACTATCAAAATTCAATATCGAAGGTGTGAATGATCCGATTTATCGTAATGTGAATCCTTCTGATGTGGTCCTAATTGTGAATCCAACTGATTACTGGTCTAAAGTATTCCCAGCTAAGACTGTACTAACTGCTAATGGAGAATACGTACAAGTATTGCCAGTACCAGTTTCAGATTTGCAGTCAACGGCTGTGCCAGAAGGAAAAGCAGTTATTGGGGTAGCCTCAGATTACTTCATGGGTGTAGGATCTACACTAAAAATTGAAGCTTCAGATGAATACCATTTTGTTGAAGACGAACGCATTTATCTAGCTAAACAATATGCAAACGGTCAACCTAAACGTAACGATAGTTTCATTGTATTAGATATTAGCGCTTTGGGAACTACTACTACAACTACAAAACCAACAACCACAACAACTACAACACAAGCGTAGGTGATCAGAATGAAGTATATTCTTTGTCAGCCGGCAATCAATCGGTTTAAATGGGAGCTTGAAGTTTGTTTAACTAATCTGAAGAAACTAGGAATCAAAGATATCGTATTGCTTTTCAGCAGACACGATGATCAGATTCCTATTTTTTTTGAGAAGGAATATGGTGTTGAAGTTCATGTGTACGATGATCTGCGGGACGACAAAGAGTATATTCCTTCGATTAAACCATATTTATGGTGGAAATATTTAGAAGAAGATCATTCGCGTGAGGACGACCGATATTTCTATATCGATTCGGATGTCATTTTCAATAAAAGAATTAATTTGCGCAAATTGCCTTCTAAAGATGATGTTTGGTATTGTAGCGACTGCTGTAGTTATCTAAGTCTTGATTATATTAGAAGCTGTGAAAACGGAGAAAATATTCTAAAAGATATGGCAAACATTGTAAATGTTACAGTAGAATCTTTGGAAACTATAAACACTAATTCAGGAGGCGCACAGTGGGTTATTAACCGCCCTAAAGCGAATTATTGGAAAAAGGTTTATCTGGATTCTAATCGGCTATATCGCTACCTTAGAGGGCAAAAAACAAATATAAAAATCTGGACAGCCGAGATGTGGGCACAGCTTTGGAACATGATGTATTTCAATATTGGTCCTAAAGTTCACGAGGAATTAGACTTTTGTTTTGCTACTGATCCAATAGAAAAAGTTAAAGAAGTAAAAATCTTACACAATGCTGGAGTAACAACAAACGATGAAGATTTATTTTTCAAAGGGAGATACGTGACTTCTACGCCTTTTGATGAAGATTTATCATTTGTAAACAAGAAAAAATGCTCTTACGCATATGTTAAAGCAATTAAGGCGGTGGTTAGATGACGCCTGAACAAGTGACTGAAGAATTGCTAATAGCTGTGAAGGATAATATTTACGTTACCTGGAACGAAGAAGATGAGTCAATTAAAAAGATGATAGCTAAAAATGCTGTTTATCTTCAAAGTAAAGTGAGTACAACACTTTCTTTTTCTCCTGAAAGCTTAGAATACGGATTGCTAATCGAAAGATGTAGATACGACTGGAATCGTGCTTTAGATGAGTTTGAACAAAATTTCGCTAGTGAGTTATTAGGTTTCATTCAACATTATGCGCTACAAGAATATATTGCAGGTGATGTGAATGGCGAATAATCGTAGACTCGAAGAAACATTCAACGATGGTTGGTTAAAGATTTTGACGCAAACTACCAAAAGAAATGAACTAGGAAAAAAGATTGGTGTAGAAGATACAGAAATCACTTCTTTAAAATTTAGAAATCTTTCCATGAGAGATAGTGATATAACAGCTATGGATGCGATGGGATCGAAATTAACTAAGAAAGTAAAGACTCCATTTCATCCAATCGCCAAGAAATTTAATAAAGATCAATATTTTATCGTAATCGATAGTATGCGTTACAACGTTATCTATGCCGATTACGATAATTTTTATATCTATTTTTATCTTGAAAGTGTGGGTGAATATGGTGATTGATAATTCTAAAGAAAAAGAACGTTTAAATAAGCAAATTTCTGCTATCAAAACTTCCTTAGAAGAGCATTTTGGCCTCAAACTCTTTCAAGACTCCGTAGGCGAGGATGAGCTACCTGATGATTTTAATTACTTCATTCTCGAAACAGGAGAAATAGAAATGATCACTGAGCCAAAATATAGCGTGGGTCAAAATCTATATCTAACTTTCTATTCAGAAAATAGAGAAGATTTAACAGGAGATTCACTAGATATTATTTCATTGATTCAAAATCGTTCGATTCGTTTTCAGAGAATGGATCCCAATCATTTAAAACTAGAGAACCAAGATCGCTATATCGATCAATTGGTATTTACGTTTAGACGATTATTGAAGAGTGATTGTCATGGCTAAAAATAGTTGGGAGCTAAAAATAAATGGACATGATGAACTTCTTGTGCGGATGGAACGCTATTCAAGCGAGAGCGAACGACTGATTAACGAAGCATTGAAATCAAAAGGTTCGGCTATTGCAGTGGATAGGATTACAGAAAAAATTCCTGTTTCTGAAGCAGATTTAAGAAGAGGGCACCAACACGCAAAAAATAGTCGTCCACTTAAGACTCAATACATTAATTTGGGTTTCATCATTAGACCTACAAGAAAATTTGAGTATTTAAAATATCCTGATTTGGGGATAGGTACTTCTAAAAGAAATCAGCCGGACGAATTTATGAGAAGAGGATTAGGTCTTGCACTTGATCCAATTACAGAACTTCTGATTCGTCAATTCGATAAATTAAATAAATAGGAGGAACAACAATGGCTAAAACAACAACAGTAACAACTTTTGACAATATAAGTATTAAAAGAATTTCTTTTAATTTTAAGAATGCAACAAATGCAATTTCAACTGATTGTAATGGACAATTAGATGGCGAAACAGAAATGCAGAGAATTGTAAAAAAATGCGGTTCAACAGAAGTAAAATCGAAATCTAAACCAATCAATATGACGGTAACAATTACTGCACATGTACCGATGGAAGTTTATCGACGCTTCAATGGGTTGAAACAAGATGAACGTATTAAATCGGGAATTTACTCTTATGGTCCTGATTCCGTAGGGGAAGATTTCTCTCTTGCTGCAGAGATCGTGGATGATTTCGAAGAAAAAAATAAGCTGATTGGTATGTTAGCATGCACTTCGAATACAGGATTAACATTCTCTATTGAAAATGGTGCGGATGAAGTAGCTGCGTTAGAACTAGAAACAAAAGTTATGCAAGATGAATTTGGTAAATTTTATCATGAAGCAATTGTTGCAGAACTTGAAGAAGACTTAACAGATCAATGGATGACGAATCTATCTGCTGATGTGATTAAAAAAACTTCAGTTGTGACAACTACGGCCACTCAATCACAGTAAAAAAAACGGAGGTAGCGAAATGAACGAAGATTACTCAAAAATTGAACTAAACGATGGAACAATTTTGAATTTAGAACCTAAACTGAATATCAAGAAATTATTGATGATCAATAGAGATTTTAACACAGACGAGTTTGCAAAAATGACTGTGGGAAAAGGATCCATGGATATTTCTGTTATTCAAGGTGCAAAGGCTGTGTATATTGCTTACCGCCAAGCGAACATGACTGATTATATTTCATTCGATGAATTTATCGATAAATGGGATTTTGATATGGCTACTGCCAGCTATATTTATCAATTGATGATGTTCAAACAAGCACGCGATGCTTATCAAAAAGAATTTGAAAAAGCAAATAAGGAAAAAAAGCTTCAAAAGTAAAAATGCCAAAGCTCTTAGTTGAAACGTGGGTCGATGTCTATTCGATGTTGACCGACGTTTTTTCTATGCCTTCAGATTTGGTTTTAAGCGATATCTGTTTAGATGACATTTTGCAAATGGCTTACAACAAGAGTGCTTATGAAGGATGGAAAAACTATGCAATAAACCAATCCCAGAAAAACTAAAGAAAGGAGGTAAAAAATGGCTAAAAAGAGAACAGAAGCAGAAGTAACATTCATAGCTAACGATGACGGATTGAAATCTACGTTAAAAGAAATCAGTGCTGAATTAACTAAAAATAGAGCAGAATTAAAACTAGAACAAGCTCAATTACAACAGACTGGTTCTGAATCAGACAAGTTAGGAAGTAAATTATCTTCTTTAGAAAAGCAGTATGAATTACAAAGTCAAAAAGTTGAAGTAACTAGCCAACGTTTAGCCAATGCCAAAAAATATTATGGAGAAAATTCCACCGAAGTTCAGAAACTTGAGAGAGAACTGATTAACCAACAAACAGCGCAACAACGTTTGTCAAACGAAATTGATAAAACGAGTAATGCACTAGCTCAAGCAAAAGGCGAAATACAGACGTACGAGTCTACAATGCAACAGTTGGATAGTGAACAAAAAAATGTTCAAGCTAGTGCTTCTCTGATTGAATCCGAATACAAAAAATGGCAAGCAACTGCTGGTCAATCAGCTTCTGAATCCGAGAAATTAGCGAAAGCCCAAGAATATGTTTCTCAACAATCTGAAAATGCAGAGAAAACGATAGATATCCTGAGACGACAGTTAGAAGCTACACAGTCTGAGTTTGGCGCTACATCCACAGAAGCAATGCAGATGGAGGCGAAGCTTAATGATGCTGAACGTGAATTTGAAGAGTTAGGACAAGCTGCTAAAAATGTAGATACAACTAACTTGGACGATATCGGAAGCAAAATAGATATGAATAATCTAATGGAAGCTTCTGACGTTTTAAGCGACATTGGCGATAAGCTTACAGAATTAGGGAAACAAGCAGTGGACTCTGCTAATAGTGTAGGTAGTTCCCAGAGTAAAATACAAGCTAATTTTGGTTTGACTAAACAAGAGGCTGAAGAATTAACGAATGTAGCCAGAGACATTTATTATAAAGGTTTTGGAGAATCGTTAGATCAGTCCACAGATGCATTGATTTTGGTAAAGCGTAATTTAGGCGATTTAAATAATCAAGATTTACAAAATATCACGGAACAAGCTATGGTCCTAGAAAACACCATGGGCGCTGATATGGATGAAACGTTACGTGGTGTAAATGGCTTAATGGTCAATTTCGGCTTGAGCGCTCAAGATGCAATGGATTTAATGGTTTCGGGTACTCAAAACGGTTTAGATAAAACGCACGAATTAGGCGACAATATGGCAGAATATAGCCAATTATGGAGTCAAATGGGATATTCAGCTGATGAAACGTTCGGAATGCTTCAAAATGGTTTAGATGCGGGTGCTTATAACCTTGATAAAGTCAATGACTTAGTTAAGGAAATGGGAATATCGTTAACAGATGGTCGATTTGAGCAAAACATGGATATGTTTAGTGAAAGTACTAGAAAAGCTTTTGAAGAGTGGAAAAATGGCGGAGGAACACAAAAAGACGTTATTAATTCCATGATTCAAGATTTTAGCAATATGGATGGTCAATACGACCAATTAAATAAAGCTTCTACAATTTGGTCTGCACTTGGCGAAGATAACGCGATGAAAGTTGTCCAATCTTTGACTGATGTTAACCATACATTTGATGATGTTAGTGGATCTGCACAAAAAATGAATGAAGATTCTACTACTCCGTTACAAGAATTAAACGGAAAAATAGCTGAATTAAAGGATTCATTAGCTCCTATAGGCAACACAATCATAGATGCACTCGAACCAGTAATTGATTTTCTAGGAAAGATGGCTGATGCGTTTAATAATCTTCCACAACCAGTACAGGATTATGCCGTAGCGATTGGCGGATTGACTGCTGCATTTACTTTATTAATGCCAATAATAGTTGGCTTCATGGCTCTAGGTGGTCCTACTACATTAATAATAGGAGCAGTTATTACTGTTATTGCTGGAGTTATAGCAATTATAAAAAACTGGGGCGCAATTACTGACTGGTTTAAGGGAATATGGAGTAAATTCACTGATTGGTTGGGTGGTACTTGGGAAAGTATAAAAGAAGGTGCCTCATCAGTTTGGGATGGAGTTAAAGAAACCTGGTCTGGATTTGTAGATTGGGTTCAAGATATTTGGCAAGGAGTTTCTGATTGGTTTGGAGAGCTATGGAGCGGATTAGTTGAAGGAGCTTCCAACATCTGGCAAGGAGTCCAAGAGACTTGGCAAGCATTCGTTGATTGGGTTTCAAATATTTGGAACGGAGTCAAAGAAGTATGGTCGATTATTTGGGCAGACATTGTAGGAATTGTTCAAATACCATGGACCTTAATAACGTCATTGATTCAAGCCGGTATTAATATTATCGTGGGTATTTTTGATGTAGCTGGACAGTTATTAGGCGCAGCTTGGCAAGCTGTTTGGACACCTATTTCTGATTTCCTTAAAAACACTTGGGATACTATGACACAATGGGTAAGCATCGCTTGGAATGGAATTGTAACTACATTCCATACTATATTTGATCCAGTAGTGGCATGGTGGAATGGTATATGGACAGCTATTAGTACTACGGCTTCAAATATTTGGAATTCAATTAGTGCAACAGCTTCTAGTATTTGGAACAGTATCAAGAATACAATCACTAGCTTGGTACAAGCAGCTGCTACAGTAATTCAAAATATTTGGTCAACTGTATCTAGTTGGTTAGGTGGAATTTGGAATTCAATCAGCTCTACAGCATCAAATATCTGGAATAGCGTGACTAGTAGTATAAGCAATGCTATAAACGCAGCTAAAAGTGCCATTCAAAGTGTTTGGAATAGTATATCTTCGTGGATCAGCGGAATTTGGAACGGTATCAAAAACACTGCTTTGAATCTTTGGAATGGAATTACAAGCACTATTAGCTCTAAAGTAAACGATGGAAAAAATGCAATTTCAAGCGGTTGGTCCAATCTAACAGGTATTGTTTCCGACATATTCAATAATGTTAAAAGTACAATTGCTAACATTTGGGAAGGTATCAAAAAGACTGTTAGCGCTCCAATTGATTGGATCAGAGATAAAATCAGTAGTATCTTTGATAATTTGAATATTTCTATACCACATATTCCGTTACCACATTTTAAATTGAGCGGAGAATTCAATCCATTGAAGGGGAAAATCCCAACGTTGGGTGTTGATTGGTATGCGAAAGGTAGTGTGTTTAATTCTCCGAATATTATCGGTGTCGGCGAAGCAGGACCTGAAGCAGTTTTACCTTTGAAAAGATCTGTGCTGCAAGAAATTGGTGATCGTATCTTGAGTAGCACATCAGTTTCATCTAGGGCACAAACGATTCAACCTGTGAATAACTACGAATTCAATTTCACAATTGATGGTAACGCAGATGAGGTTACTATGAAGCAAACAACTCAACAAATCATTGATAGCATTACAAAAGTTCAAAATGATAATGCTTCGGCATGGCGTTAAACAGGAGAGTATTTCTCCTGTTTTTTTAGTATTAAAAAGGATGTGAAAAAATGACTGATTGTATACATTCTATAATCGATGGATTTCCTGATTATTTGCATAAATTGGCTTTAGCTGAAAGACCAACCATACCTTCTCCAAAAAGACAGAGAGTTGAAACTTCTGTTTTAGGAAGGTTAGGTGGCTTAGTACAAGATTACTCGTTTGAAGACATGTCGTTTACATTGCACTATAACTATTTAGAGGATGTGGAAGACCATCAAGCGTTCAAGCAATCGTTTTATATCATGCGTCATTGGTTAAATTATGCAAAGAAATTAGAATTCTCTGATGATCCCAACGTCTATTATGTTATCCAGACTATCGATATTGGGGATGCAGAAAACGATATTGTTGAATGGGGAGAGTTCGATGTAAATATTACTGCGAAACCATTCGCAAGAGTTCAAGAAGATGTACCTATAACCGTAGATAAACCACAGTCATTTAACTTGCTGAATAATAGTTTAGAAGAAAGTTTTCCAAAGATTATCATCACTCCTTCAGCTACTTCATGCCAGTTCATCTTAAATGATTATGTGTTTAGTTTTGAAGGCTTAGTAGTAGGAACTGACGTAGTCATTGATAGTGATTTGATGCTTTGCTACGAAGAGCAATCGGACGGAGATATTTTAGATCGGTCCAACAAAATGAAGACCATGCAATATCCGACATTGCAAGTGGATATTAATTATTTTAATTGTACTGGTTTGAGCAAAATACAAATTTATCGTAATGGGTTAAGGTAGGTGAAATAGATGATCGATAATTTAATAACTATTTACGATAAAAACGACGCGAATAATTTAGCTGAACATTTATATGATACGCAAGGTTTAGGCGCTTTGTCAGACTGGTTAACAGCTACTGTTAGCAATAAATTAAACGGAGCCGAGATATTTCAGGGTACTTATCCAATAAGCGGAACTAATGCAGATTTGATTGTAGAAGGACGTATTATTCAGTGTTATGTAGATGAAAATCGAGCAAAACAGCGTCTACGGATTTATTATGCAAAGACTTCTGTAATAGGCAATACGATAGAAGTAAAAGCTGAACCTATTTTCAATGATATAAGAAAATCGGTGTTGAATAAATATGACAGTGGAACAGAAAAGATCACTGCTAGTCAGGCATGGCAAAACGCAAAAACTTTAGCGAAACCAGTTATTCCTTCACAGTTTTCTTTCTCGTCATTAGTAGATACGCTTGCTAATGTGAAGATAGAAAAGGCGAATTTTTTAGAATTCTTTGGTGGAAAAGAGGGATCTATTCTAGATCGATTTCATGGGGAATTTCTAAAAGATAATAACACATTACGTCATGAAAAAAGGCTAGGCACGGATCATAAAATCAAAGCGATTTATACTAAAAACTTAACTGGTCTTGACTTAGAGATTGATGCTCAAAGTGTTTTAGTTGGAGTTTATCCATTCATTAGCAGCTCTTCAGAAGGAGAAGACGAGATCACTCTACCAGAAGAAGTTATTTTCACGGATTACGTGGATGATTATCCTGCTGGATATGTTTCTTTTGTTGATTTTAAAGACAAAGCGACTGATGTAGCCACATTAAGGGAAGCTGCTAAAGACTGGTTGAAAACAAACATAGATAAACAAAAACCACAAGTGAGTGGTTCGATTGAATTAGTACCATTGAGGCATCAAAGAGGCTATGAAAAATTTGTTGATCTAGAAAAAGTTTCGATGGGTGACGGAGTAGATGTGTATCATCCACAGTTAAAAGTGAATATGTCAGCGAGAATTGTGGAATATACGTTTAATGTTCTAACCAATTCATACGATAAATTAGTTGTAGGAAACGTCAAAACAAACTTCTTAGAAAACACAGAGAATAATGTCAGCAATTTGATTAATGATGCCATTGATCAATTGAAAAACGGTGGCGAAATCAGTGATTTACTCAATGATATTGTAGATCATCAAACTGATATGATTACTGGTCAAAATGGTGGTTATGTTTTATTAGATCCTAAAGAAGCGCCTAGTCGTATTTTGATTATGGACACACCAGATAAGAATACCGCAAGGAATGTTTTACAAATCAACAATGCTGGTATTGGTTTTTCTAAAACTGGCATTAATGGAACATATGAAACGGCATGGACGTTAGATGGCGGATTCAATGCCTCGTTTATTACGGCTGGTGAAATAGTAGGAATTACTATTAGAGGTACTACATTAATTAGTGATGGTGCTGATTATAGAACAAGTATTGCTAATGGCAAAATGACTTGGTACTCAAAAAAAGTTAACAAAGATATTATGGAGCTAGAAGCACGTGATTATGTAAGTGCTGATGCCGGTATTGTATCATACACCATGAAAACTGGTGGTGGTTTCATGATTAGAAATCCACAGGGTAACTTGGTTTTTAGTACGTGGGATAATGGTAATAACAGACCGTTTCTATCTTTTGGTGCGCCCAATTTCAGGTATAGCAATGCTAGTTATGTAACTTCTGGCGACGGTAGTTCTTTAAGCATTAATGGTAGTGCGGGTAACTCATGGGAATTTAAGGTAGCTGGTAGGACTATGAAATTTACTAGTGATGGTATGCTAACGTTACCAGGTTGTTTTTTTGGTTCATGGGAAGATGGGAAACTTGCTAGGTTTGAACAATCAACGGTACAAGTATATAAAGATTTTACTGTTAGAGGTACTAAAAACTCAACTGTACCAACAGAACATTATGGACAACGACTATTGAACGCTTATGAAACTCCAGAATATTATTTCGCTGATTATGGGGAAGCCGTTACAGGTGACGATGGTAAAGTTCGTGTTGATATTGACCCCATGTTTGCTGAAACAGTAAATCTAAGTCGGTATATGACACATGTGACACCTACAGAACTAGTTTTGTGTGCTGTTACTCATGAAGATATTGACCATTTCATCATTGAAACTAGTAAGCCAAACGTATTAGTTAGATGGAATTTAGTGGCACACCGTCTAGGGTATGAAGATATTAGATTAAAAGAGGATACAGCATATGATAGCACAGTGCTTGACCAAAAACGTTTTTAAAACGAAGACAAGGAGGTATATAAATGGCTAGCAGTTTATATAATTTGGCTTTAGATTTCAGCAAAGAATTAAACTACACCAAAGCTATTATGGCTCGTCAAGGTGATAAAGGGATTACGGTGACGGTTAAACCGTTTCTAAATGGCTTGCAGATGGATACGAGTGGCGGAACATTTACTTTAAAAGGAACAACACCATCTAACCGTTACGTAGATAATGTTGCAACTAGTGTAACTAGTGAAGAAGTCACGTTTTCTCTTGATGGCACATTTATGAGTGAAGCAGGATATTATAAACACTGCTACGTAGAATATAGAAAAGACAATCAAATTTTAACAACGCAAGATATCATTTTTTTCTCACTAGGAGTGTCTGACATTTCGCAAGGCCAAGCCGATGAATATGTTTCGCAATTAGAAGAGTTGATTCGAAAGTATAATGAAACTTTTGATGCTTTTATGGCTGAAACTAAAGGTAGAGTGGATAGCTTAAATCAACAGATTACTGATTTAACTGGTCAAGCTAAAACGCTACAAGACAAGTTAGATGCTCTGAAAGAAGAAATTTCTAAGTTAGGTAACTTACAAGTGATGTACAGTAACAGCATTGATTTCGGGGGCTATGATTATTCGGGGAATCCTAACCTTAGCGCTAAACTTAATGCTTCAAGTTTTTCTTCAGGTACTGGCGCAACAGTCGCGGATGATAATGATGAAATTGTGTTCACCTTAGATGGCACAAATCAACTATCGAAGTATACTCTCAGAACACAAACACCTCTAGTAGAAGGAAAACAATACACAATTAGCTGTGAAATCATGTTAGAAACGGGTTTCACTGGTGACCCATCTGGAATAAAACTACTACACTCATACTTGCCTGGTGGTATCACTACTTTGCAGACAGATACAGTTCCTAAAAATGAATTGAATAAATGGCAGAAGCTTATTGGAACACGAACGGTAACATACGGTTCTAGCTTACCAAATGAATGGTATCCAGTATTTAAGGATATTCGGAACCTTAAGCCGTCTGGTAAAGTTAGGGTAAGAAATATCAAAATCGAAGAAGGCTCAACAGCTACACCATTCCAACCTAACTTATTAGCAGAACCTTACAACATGTGTCGCGAATATCCTAACGAAAATATTGCCGATCATACAGTTAAGTTCCCAATCGAATCTGGCGACCACCAAATATATCAAGGTTACACAGAAGAAGAGCTTATGATAGGTCAAACGTATACTATCACGCTTAAAGGAACAAAACCCGCAAGTCAAACCTTTGTAGCGTATAATCATTGGACTGCTCGTTTAGGAGAACTAAAGCCAGTTGATGGGTTGACAGACGTATGGTCTCTAACATTCACACCAACGAATGTTGTGGCGAGTTCACCTAAACTTTTTCGTGTTTATCAGTATCCACAATCAACAGTAGGCGCATGCCGGATCGACTGGCTCAAGATTGAAAAAGGCGACACACGAACCCCGAATATTAGTGAGTATAAATATCGTGGTACTGGTATGCGTGATTCAAACAATCCAAAAGATTATGTTTGGGATCTAGCACCAGAATATGTCGAAGATAACTTGGCCACAGATATTAAAATTTCTGAAATTACTGGTAAAGCAAACAATTATACCGATGGGAAAGTATCGGAGATTAATTCGCAGTTGACTGCTTCAATTAATGAAGTAGACACCACAGCTAAGGATGCTCAAACAAAAGCGAATGCTAATGCGACTGCTATAGATGAATTAGACAATAAGATCGATGAACGCATTAATGATACAGCTACTACCACATTAACAGTTACAAACGGGAATACCGGATCAGCAAAGCTTTATCGTGAAGGAAAAACAGTTTCTATATATTTTGTGGCTTTAAACGGAAAAAGTAGTGGCGGGAATGATTCGGTTATTTTAACTGTTCCAGAAGGCTATCGGACACCAATTAGTTTTGAACAACTGGTTGGGTCAATAGACCGTTCTACTTTGAACAGTGCTCAACTATCTATTGGCGCAGACGGAGCCATTAAATGGAGAAGAAATTCAAGTTATGGATCAGCTTATTCATTTGTTATCACTTATTCAATTTAAGGGAGGAAATCTAATGAAAGTAGTTTACAAATCAATCAAGCCTTACGGATTCGAGCAAATCATTTTGAACAATCAAGAAAATATCCCTGAAAACTGTACAGAGATTAAACCACCAGTTCCTAACTGGAGACCAAGATTTGATTTTGATAAAAAACAGTGGGTTGAGTTAGCTACTGAAGAAGAGAAGAGTGGCACAGCGGTTGACGATATTGAAGATGTCGATCAGTTGAAGCAATTAAATGCTCTACTGACAAAACAATTGGCGATATCGGTACAGGAACAAGAAAAAATGCAACAAATGTTAGCTCAATTGACGATGGAAGTCGCAAGTATTAAGAATGGAGGGAAAAGTAATGAATAGTTTTCCGGGCTTTGAAAATATAAAACAATTTTATGATTGGGGATGTTATACGGACCAAGATTTACTTGACTATGTAAACATGAACTGTTTAACAAAAGACCAATATAAGCAGATTACTGGAAATGAAATTTAATTAAGCACAAAGTTAAATAAAAAGCGTACTCAAACGAGTGCGCTTCTTTGCATAAAGGAGAAATAGATATTGGAAAAATATTTAAATACACTCTCAGTAATGACAGGGGTGATAGGCGGGACAATTGTTGGTTTATTGGGAGGGATGGACAATATACTACATGTTTTAATTTTTCTTGTGGGTGTGGACTTCTTAACTGGACTTGCTAAGGCATGGAAATTGAAAGAAATAAGTAGTGAGATAGGTTTCGAAGGATTGTTGAAGAAAGTCTTAATCTTCGTTGTGATTGCCGTTGCGGTTGACGTACAGAAAATCGTTGGGAATTCTATACCTCTAAGAGAAATAGTTATTATGTTCTATGTTGCAAATGAAGGGATTAGTTTTTTAGAAAACATTTCGGTATTCCTTCCTTTGCCAGATAAGTTAAAAGAGGTATTCCAACAAATACGAAATGATACTGAAAATAAAGACCGAGGAGGAACCAAATGAAAAAGAAAATCTTTGTAGGAGCTATTATAGCTCTTTTTTTATTGCCAATAAACGCCTTTGCTTACTCGATCAACAATGAATTCAATTTGGGCGCAAACGAAGGTAGTTCTCAAGTAGCAAATAACCAATACATCCTATTGCATGAAACAGCAAACGAAACTGCGACAGGACGAAATGAAGCGCAGTACATGAAACGTTCTTGGTACAATGCCTATACAGCGTATATTGTTGGCGATGGTGGGATCGTTTACCAAGTTGGACAACCTGGTTATGTACAATATGGCGCTGGTTCATATGCTAATGCAAATAGTCCTGTGCAAATCGAACTGCAACATACGCACGATAAAGTAACGTTTGAAAAGAACTACAAGGCATATGTTGAATTAGCGAGAGATTCCGCTAATAAATACGGTATTCCACTTACATTAGACACACCGTATAATCAACCAGGAATCAAATCACATTTATGGGTAACTCAAAACATTTGGGGCGATCACACTGATCCGTATGGATACTTATCAGAAATGGGTGTAAGTAAGGAAAAACTGGCTTACGATTTAGCTCATGGATTTACAGACGAAAACCCAACGACTTCTGAGAACAAGCCTGTCATTGATCCAACCCGAGCAGGTGCAGCAAATCCAACTTTATCAGATGGAACGAACCATTCTCACATTGATCAGTTTGGAGAAATCGAAAATGCGAACTTACACGTCGCTGGATGGCACATCGCTAACTATAAATACGAGTATATTTTCATTATGGACTACAATACTGGGAAAGAATTAGCTCGAGTAAGAGCTGATGGAATTTATAGACCGGATGTAAATCAAGCTTATAATACTTCTGGAAACGTTGGCTATCATGTATCTTTTAACATGCGCAATTTCCCTAATAAGAAAGTATACGTCATGATGCGGGCAACGAATGATCCAGAAGGAAACACTAAAGGCGGTGCGCAAGATTTCCATGACAAACGTTGGTATTTAAATATTCCTAAACGATAAAAATAGCTCCTCGTTGAGGAGCAGTACATAGAATTGAAAATTAACGTTAAATCAAAAAAATATTTACAAGATGTTTATTTAAGTAGATAATAAAAGAAAAAAGCAGGTGAAATTGTGACAGCAGAAATTGGTATTATGAATAAAAGTGGAATCGTGTTAGCTTCAGATTCAGCATCTACGATTGGAGATAGCAAAGTATATAATACTGCAAAAAAATTATTTACTTTGGATTCCATGCATTCTGTAGGTATCATGATATATGGTAATGCTGAATTTAATGGTATTCCTTGGGAAATAATCATTACTCAATATAAGAAAAGCATTGGTAGTTCTGTTTTTAATACTTTGGAAGAATACGCGGATAATTTTATAGAATTTGTCAAAACAGCATCTTTTATTAGAAGTGAACAGACCGAGCAAGAACAAATGATTGGGGTTTTTCAAAAAATAATTTCAGGTTTATTTGAGAGTATAGAAGTAGATATTAACTTTTTAATAAGCCAAGGTACACAAATAGACAAAGATGTCCTAGTGAAGTTATTACAAACAAAAATGAATACCAATTTGTCTCAACAGTCCCAGACATTCATTTTAGATATTGAAAAGGCGTTATTTCTTAGTAACTATGGAGAAATATTAAAAGATATTCTTAATAGTATTTCTACAATGGAAGGTGTTTCAGAAGCTATATCAGAGGAAATTCAAAGTTACGTTTATGAAATTATAATTAGAGACGATGTTTATTCTTCCCCTACAGGAATAGTTATAGCAGGATATGGAAGAATGGATATTTTCCCTAAACTATATTCTTATAATATGTTTGGATTTGTTATGAATATTCTGAAATACTCAGAATATGAAAGTGCTCAAATAGGAAATGACAATGGTTCATTAAGATCTACTATATTACCATTTGCTCAGTCTGATGTGGTAAATACTGTAG